GGTTTTAATTTTTTCTGTTGTTGCTTCTAGGTGAGGAATCAAGTCTGTTTCCTCAACAAACAAAACTTCATCCTGCGCATCAACGCACATGAAGATTCCTTCACCGTGGATAGAAACAACTTCAAGAAGAGCCCCAGTGGGCTTGTACTGATAAAGCACTGTAATTAAGTCCTAAACTGAGCTTAGGTTACCAAGCCTTATCTTAATGTACAAACAAAAAAAGCGGGCTCCGTAGAACCCGCTAATTTCCAGTATGTACTGAAGGGATCAGATGTCGTTGCCGCCGATCTGGCTAGCAAAGTCAATGAAGCCCTGAATGTCATTCCAAGACACAGCCACAGCGGGACGTGCATAGTTGACACGGACCACCAGATAAGCTTGCTTACCAGCAGCAATGTCCGCATCAGAGATGTAGACACCACCACCGTTGACCGAAGTCGAAGTGGTAGCTGTGGTGTTGAAGATCTTGAAGGTGGTGTCGCCAGTGACTTTGTAGAACATGGAGTTCGCAAAGTCAGTGTTGGCGATAGTACCGGACACAGCGCTGGTGAAAGGCAGCAGCGGAGTAACGGACGAAGTACCCTGAGCAATGGTGTTGCTGGAGGCCTGGAGGGTAGCGGTAGCAGCAGCAAGGCCGTTGGCTTGCGTGGCGGGGATACCGAAAGGCACACCGCTGTTGCTGGGACCGAACAGCAGGTAATCGGAAGCGTTGGTGAACTTCAGATCCGCAGTCACAGGGTCGGCAGGGAAGCCGGGGGCCGGATCAGCGGTGGTACCTGCAGGAACGTCTTGGGCAACCGTGATGGAAGCGCCATAAACGTAGGAAGGACGAGCTGTGGAAGCGTTCACAACCAGCGAGGTCCGGTTGTCACGCACCCGGTCATCAACGCGACGATCAGGGGAGGGGATGATCAGATCGAAGCTCTTGTTGCTAGCAGCAGCGCCAGAAGCATTGCTAATGGGCACATAACCGATAAGCTCGTAGGCTTCGATGCCAGGCCAGGCATACACACCTTCCACGTTGTAGGAGGAGAGGCGGTTGATCTGAGCACCAGGCTGGAGGATGTTACCAGCGTTTGATTTGTAAGTTGCCATTGTTAGTTACCTCCTATCCTCAAATAATGGTGAAAGCGGAGGTGATGAAGTCCTTGTTCAGGTTAGCAAAACCGGCGTACAGCTGCCAAATCAGAATGATGAAGCGGCTGAAGTCGTCGTTGTTGTTAATCAGAACTTGAGCGTTAGGACCACCGATACCAACGCCAACAGCTTGAGGACCGAAGAACAGGCCCGGAGGAGTGGTGTGGGAGACAGCACCAGCACCATCGCCAATGTCAACAGTGATGGACTTGGCAGCGAAGTTGGTGGACTCGAAGAAGCGCACACCTTCAAACACGAAGCCGGAAGGCATCACAGGTTCGCCAGCCACGAACATGGCTTGGCCGTACTGACCACCGCCGTAGATCGCACCGCTGGGACCAGTGGCACCCATCAGCGGGTTGCCTTGACCCATGCCAGGATAGCGAGCAACTTCGCGGAAACCTTGGTCAGCACGGAGATCGCGCATGAACGAAGGATCAGCGATACAGCGATAGTAACCGTCTTGGAACACAGGCACGTTCCGCTTACGAAGCTGACGAACGACTTCCAGGAGGTCGGTCTTGACGTTGAACTTGTAGCGCTCTGAGGCATACTCAGTGGCGGTGTAGGAGTTCAGAGCAGTGGAGCTGCTACGGGTCTTACCATTCGGGTAGTAGTAACCACCTTGGGTATCGCCAGAGGCACCACGGGTCTCCGATTTCGCCATTTCATCGAGGAACACACGGTCCCTCCAACGGCGATAGTCATCAAGCAGGGTCAGCGAACCGATGGACTGGTGGAACATGTTAAGGTTCCCGGTGTCCAGCAGCAGGCGCTGAGCGGTGAGCAGGGTCTCACGAGGAACCTTGAAGGTGCTCGGGAGGTTAGAGTTGTTCGGGTCGGCGGGGCCAGTATATTCGCGGAGCGACACCAGCACCTTATCCTTGACAATAGCCCGGCTGCTGGACGTACCGATCGTTTGATCTTGCGTACGCTCGCGGCTGGTCTTGGTGCCAGGGTTCCCCCAGAACCTATAACGATCTAACTGAACAGTTTGGCCCGGTTGCTTCTCGGGCTTGTTTTGTTAGTGCATTTTATTCACTAACTTCACTAACTTTTGGCTTGCTAGTGAGCAGACTATATCATCACCTACGGCATTATCCGTTTAGGTGTTCCGCGCTCGTGTCTCCTTATCGACCTCTGTGTATTTCAACAGGTCGGCCTCGCTCCACTGAGACTTCCCTCTGTTAGAGGATAAATCGTAGCGAAGGTCGAATTTATAACTCATTGAAGGAAGTTTGTATTTTTCAATTGCTTGTATAAAAGATCGAGAAGCTTTACCATTGCAACGCAAGTTATACTTACCTGGCGACAATGTTTTCATTGGCTCTCTTATGGGCATTTTTGCCCCAGTTAAATCTTTTATCCAAGATTGAATTATTTCGGCTTCTTGCTCAGATACATACAAAGCAATTTCAATGATCCTCTCACGGATGTAGGGCTCTCCTTTTGCATTAAATCCGCGTTTACGGATATGCAAGCTACCATCATCCATATAAAGCACCGCTAAACTTTGTTCATTTAAGTTAGAAAGAAAATCTTTTGTGATTGTCTTTTTACCTTCAATGTACAATTCTTCGCGTATGCTTTTTAGAACATCTGATACTGGAGAGTGCCAACGATAAGCTGGATACTCTTTGCCATTGCAAACTGCAAAATAACTTTCTATCCAGTAGTCACACTTTAAAATGTGACATAAAGTCTTAACTTTCCACTCTATGTATTCTTTTTGCTTGGCGCTATGCCGAACCAGAAGAACACCAGATTTTGCAATTGTGGAATCGCCCCAACAGCAAGCGTAAAGAAAAGACTTTTCAGCGTCCGTGAGCATAAATAAATCCGACAGAGTTAGTCGTTGAACCTTCCAAGGATTTCGCCTTGGCTTGGCTGCTGATCACCCACCATAGCACAAGACCATGGCGCCTGGGCTTCCCAGCAATTCACGGAATTTTTCAAAGACAGTTTCCTGTCAAAGCACCAAGCATTTAGTGAAGTCGTGAACAACTACCGGTTCGGCAGCCATTTCCACGATGTCATTTTGTTAACCCAAAGGCTCTTTATCCCTTGGTTCTTGCAATTTACCATTTTGCAAGGTCAGACTATATCATCAACCAAAATGGTTGCCACGCGCTCGTGGAGTTTTCATCCGTTCTGGACTAATTACTCTAGTCGTTGCACCTTCCAATTATTCCTAACTGGCTTGGCTCAGGATTCCCCAAATGTAACACACCCGGTGTACACCTGGAGGGGTTCCCTGAATTCACGCGGTTTTCACTGACTCCTTACGAAGTCAGGGCGCACTACTTACGCTGGATGAGGGCGGTATAGTTCCGCACCCAACAGCTTGGGAAAGTCATTATCAATGAACATGTTGGTCTTACAGCGTAGGGTTTAGCTGATACCAGGATCAAGAAGATCCATGGTAGTAATGGACCAAAAATCTGGAAAATTTATTCAATTTTCAAGGTTCGTGCCATTACTGGCCTGGAACTTCCGTCCCATTACTAAAATTATAGCAGAAACTTACTTATTGCGATTATTAACTTCCTGGCACGTAGCCGCCGTGGACAACGTTGCCTGGGTTGTACATGTTCGGCACAACTGTTCCCATGATGTGGTAGGGATTAACAGTTGGAGTCTGCATTGCGATCTGCTTGGCCTGTACCTCAGGAGTCAGAGGCATAAGGTGTCCAGCTTCCTGCATCAAGGCACGATGCTGTTGCTGTTGCATAAGAACAGACTGCAATGGAGATTGCTGTTCATCTGCAGCAACCGCTGACTTCCGGGATTGTGCTTTGCTTTTAGCTTTCTTTGCTTTTGAGGAGTCCATCAGCGGCGACCTTTTTGTGGGGATTGTGGCATCATCATTTGACCGACTGGAAGTGGGCCAGTTGGTGGCATAAATGGCATCAAAGAACGCTGCTGCATTGCCATGATTTGATCTTGAGTGATCTGAGCAGCTTTAACGTTATGGTCAGCCATCAACCCATACATGGGAAGAGGAGATCCTGGAACATTAAGATGCAGGTAACCAGAATCAAAGTCCATTGGCATTGAAGGTGTCCCCAAACCTGGATCAAGATTTCCCATATTGGGAGAGCCAATGACAGGGCCACCTTTCGCAGCCTCTTGTTGACGTGCGTAATAAGGATTATATTGAGAAGCTGAAAGTTGATCTTGCAAATTACCAGCACCAAAGGTCACAAGACCTGGAGCACCAATTGGGCCGCCAGCAGTTCCAATTGAATTTAAAAATTGCTGGGCGCGAGCCCCAACACTGGCTTTACCTTTCTTAGGGCTACCAGGCATTTTATGACCTCTTTAATTGGTAAATAATCCTTTAATTAGCATTCTAAACCTTGTAAACCAGATCACTCAGAAGCGAAGGCACCCATGCGAGCGGCCATGGCGATTGGAGACTGAAGAGGACCATGATAAGCGTGGCCTGCTTGTCCAATCCGGGCATCAACATAACCGTGGTGTCCCTGTGCTGTCCCATCGGGATAAGGAACGCCTAAAGATTGTGCCAGGTTTTGACCGGCCATACGCATTGGGGTTTGCATTTTAAAACCTTGGGTAATAAAAAAGGGCAGAACTTGCTGCCCTTATTTTAGTCTTAGTTGATTTACTGATAAATGGCGTTTACTCGTTTTACGAGTATCACTCCATCACCAGCAGCTTCTGACGGAAGATTTCAGGATTCGCAGCGGCTTGGTTCAGGTAGCGCCAGGCATTAGCGGGATCACGCTCGGCAAGGTCACCGAAGCTATTCCAGAAGTTGCTTGGGTTACCCTGCATCTGAGGCTGCGGAGGAGCAGGCATCTCAGGACGCTGAGGGGCAGGCTGGCGAACCATCTGCTGACCCACTTGCTGACCAACTTGAGGCTGGTAAGCAGGCTGCTCATCGGGAACCGGATAGGGGCCGTTAGGACCAAAGAATTCACAGGTATAGTCAGCCAGAACGTCTGGATCGGTGAGGATCGTTTCGTACGCCTTGTGCTCAGCAGACATCTCTTGCAGCAGGCTAACTGCTTGCACGAGTTGATTATTGGTCAGGATTAAGGCATCCTCAACATTACAAGCGTAGTTGTTGAGGATGGCCGGAGCATCAGCACCAAAGTGATTGATGACCTCAAGACTTGCGGGACTTACTCCGTTTGCCAGCAGCTGCTGGGTCGTAATTTCCTGAGAGGTTGGGGAA